TGCTTATCCTGTGGAACGATAACAATGTCAGTATCCATCACACCTGCGATGCGATGCACGGCACTGATGATTTCAGCCTTGTCCAAATCCGCTGTGGTTTCAATAATGGCATGGCACACGCCGTGACCGATGAGAACCTCCACTGCGATTTTCGGATTTTGTTCTTTTGCATAAGCCAGATCCACAATGGCTCCTGCGATTCTGTCTGCCACCTTGTCCGGATGGCTCGGATTTACTTTTTCAATCATGGTTAAAACCCCTTTCGTTGGTGCAATAGTCGTTCCAGGTCATCATTCGGATTGGTACCGGAGAAATCCACGGAACAGTTTTCTTTTACGATTTGCATGATGTTGTCCCACTGCCTTGAGGCCTGGTTCATATAGTTGATGCCGATATTGATAAACGGGGAGGTGACAGGCTTTCCTGTTGTGGGATGCTTTGATAAAAATCCCAGCTCGTTTGTCATCTCCTCGCACTGCAACCATCTCGCCACACACATGGCATAACGTTCAATGGTCTGTGGGGAAACATAACCCGCACAACCGATGGAATTGAGCCAGTTCCATGTATCCTCATAAATCTGCTTTGCTCTCAGTTCCGTACCGTCACGCTGCTTTGCACTGAGCAGTTCATTTGGTTTCGGCATCTGGATACCTTCCACATCGGGGATATCCAGCATCGTTAGTTTGCGACCGCCGGGGTTGCCGTTCTGTGCCTTTTCCAGATTGGACTTCGGCTTACGACCTGCACCCGGACGTTTTCCGCCACGGCCGCCTGTGTTATTCGATTTTGTTGGCACGATTCTCACCGCCTTTCTGTCTGCGGGCCTTATTACCCTTTTGATTTCGCAATTTTTTCACACGAAACCCCACGCCCGTTGCACGGGATATAGGTCCCGGAGATTTGACCACCCCTACCGGGTCAGTGATTATGCCAACGGTCACCACTTTCTGCGTGAATCTTCGCATGGCAGGACTTACAAAGAGCAATTAAATTTTCTCTTGCATGGGTTCCGCCCTGTGACAATGGCAACTTGTGATGTATCTCTTCGGTTGCTGTCAGTTTTCCTTCGGCCTCACACTTCTCACACAGTGGATGGGCGGCGGCATAGCTGTCACGGATTCGTTTCCATGCTCTGCCGTAGCGTTTCCTTACTGCGGGGTCACGGTCATAGGTTTCGTAGCGTTTGTTTTCCTGCTTCTCATGTTCCTCACAAAACCTCCCGTCCGTTAGGTTGGGACAGCCGGTGAAAGAACACGGTCGCTTTGGTCTTCTTGGCACTTGTTTCACCTCCTCGGGGCATAAGAAAAGCCCTGAAGGATTGCTCCCTCAAGGCTTGGTTTCATTCTGCTTTTCGCTGATTATATCATATCATAAATGCCACTGTGGTATCTTGTTGCAAAGTGTTGCAAAGTGTGCAGGCTTTATATTTTGATTGGATTTTCCGGCATGGTCACATGGTTGATGGCACTGTTATGCCAACGGTACACCGTGGTTCTGTCGGCGTGGAGTTCATCCCCAATCTGCTCCCAGGTATGGTTGTGGATGTAACGGTAACGCAAAACCATACGCTCATCGGTATTGGCGACCTCATCAATCACCGTGCGTATCTGCTTTTTCAGTTCCACAAGGTTGTCGATTTCGGCGTTGATTTTATCCTCCAACTCCATAATCTTAAAAACGCTGCGTACAAAAGGTGCATCCGTATTTCTTGAAGTCTGCACACGCTCCTCCCATGTGGGAGAAGAAATACTGCTCGACATTTCCCTCAGTTTCCCAAGTTCCTCAATATCCGAGTTGATTCTTTGGTCAAGACGGTATGCCTGGCCTAAATATTCTTTTACTTTCACGATTCTTCCACCTCCGCTTGTAATTTGGAGATTAAAAACTCTCCATACACTGAGGTAAGTTCCCTAAACCACGCAGAGCGGAAGAACCTCTCCACCTCATCTTTCATCATTTTCGCTGATTCATTTCTGGGCCATTTTTTGAGTTTTTTCAAGGCATCCCTGTAGTCCTTTACGGCTAAGAGGATGATGCTGTTTGCAAGATTTTCATAAGGGTCGGTCAATGGGCAGCACCTCCAATCCTTGCCTTTACGGAATCGATAAGTGCCGATTGGATTTTTTCCTTTTTACGAAGTGCCTTCATCACATCCTCATCAATGGTGTCTTTCGCAATAATATGATGGATGACCACGGTACTCTTTTGACCCTGTCTCCACAAGCGGGCGTTGGTCTGCTGATAAAGTTCCAGTGACCAGGTCAACCCAAACCATATAATCGTAGAACCGCCGAACTGGATATTTAAGCCGTGTCCTGCACTGGCAGGGTGGATAACGGCAACGGGGATATTGCCATTGTTCCAATCCTTGATGTCCTGGCTTGTTTTTATTTCCCTTACCGAAAAACGCTCTTTAATTCTCTGCAAATCGTGGTTGTACCAATATGCCACAAGCACAGGCTTTCCGTTTGCACCTTCAATCAAATCTTCAAGGGCATCCAGTTTTCGGTCATGGATGTGAATGACTTCTTTTTCCTCGTTATAGACGGCACCGTTTGCCATCTGAAGAAGTTTCCCGGATAGTGCTGCAGCATTTACGGCATCAATCTCCTCATCCTTAAGGTCTACCACCATATCCTCTTTTAAGGCTTGGTACACTGACCACTCTTTTTCCGAAAGGGCAACAGGCACTTCGTTTATGATGCATTCCGGCATTTTTAGAAAATCCGCTGATTTCATAGAAATCGTAATGTCCGAAATCAGTCTGTAAATGGCATCCTCCGCACCGGGTCTTGGCTTGTAGGAGAAAACCATCTGCTGATTTCTCTTATCTGGCACAAAGAAATTATTTCGATAGTGGGTAATGTACCTGCCAAGCCTCTGACCCATATCAAGGATACGAAACTCCGCCCATAAATCCATCAAGCCGTTACTGGACGGAGTACCCGTAAGTCCTACCATCCTTTTTACCATTGGTCTTACCTTCAGAAGGCTTTTGAACCTTTTCGCCGCATGGGATTTGAAGGAAGATAACTCATCAATCACCACCATGTCAAAATCAAAGGGGATACCGCTTTTTGTAATCAGCCAGTCCACATTTTCTCGGTTGATTAAGTACAGGTGGGCAGGACACCTTAAGGCTGCAAGCCTTTCTGCCTCCATTCCGATTGCCACGGAGTAGGTCAACCCTTCAAGATGCTCCCACTTTTCAATCTCCGCAGGCCAGGTATCCCGTGCCACTCGAAGTGGTGCAATCACCAAAACCTTCTGTACCTCAAAGCGATTCAGCATCAGTTCGTAAATGGCAGTTAGTGTGATGACACTCTTGCCAAGACCCATCTCAAGGAGAACCGCTGCCACCGGATGTTCCAATATGAAGTTTGTCGCATAAGTCTGATACTCATGAGGATTGTATTGCATCAATCACACCTCCAATCTGTTCTAAACTGTCAACGCAGAAAACCTTAAAGCCGAGGCTTTCCAACTGCTTTTTACGTCTTATCTGTAAAGGACGCATCTTTTTACCGGGAGCCTTGAATTCCACAAAAGCCATTCTTCCCATTGGCAAAAGCACCAGTCGGTCTGGCACACCATCTAAACCTGGACTTACAAACTTCGGTGCAAGACCTCCCATTTTCTTCACTGCGTCCGTGAATTTTTTCTCTATCATCTGTTCTCTCATGTCTGCCTCCCATCTGACACAAGAAACACAATTACACAACTATTCCCTATATATTTCTTACGCGCCTATACACGGGTGCCTTTACCTTTACCCTTAAAAACAACCATTTCGAATATAAGGGAAATAGTTGTGTTGTGTCGCAATCTTGTGTTCTTAACCTCCGAATTTGTAAAGTCGCTGCCTGCCATAAATCGGCTGACGCTTGATAGAATTGGTTCGTTCCCAACCGCTAATCTGACTCATCAATGCTGCAATGGCATAACTGTCCGAAGGTTTCAGTTCCTGCAGATTCTTCCCAAAGCACTCACACCAGATTTCCGGATTGCTGACCTCCGTGCGTACCACCACGCCTTTATGATCAGGCTGACCGAACTCACTGCCTTGCAGGAAGTTCTTTCTTTGGTATAAATCCATGCTGTCCCAATCGGTCGGCAGTAAGGTATTCAGATACTCTTCCACCATACCAACACGCTCATCTACTTCCATCGCAGACTGCTGCACCTTCTCGGACTCCGCAAGCACATCACCTTCAAGGAACAGTTTCTCGCCAGACTTCCAGATGGCTTTGGCTTCTGCCCAGAACTGCTGACGGTATTCATCGGTAAAGTTCCAGGTCTTTTTCTGTTTCTTCTGATGTACCTTGATAATCCAAAAACGGCGGTTACCCGTAATATCACGCAGATATCCACGCTCACCGTTAACCGTGGCAATGATAATGCACTGTCTTGGATGGGATTCCACCACTCGACCATAGGAAGGACGGTATTTGTCATCACAGGTAGACAGGAACGCTTTCACTTTCTCGATGTCGGCTTTCTTCATACCTGCAAGTTCTCCGATTTCCACCGCCCAAAATCCCTGCAGTTTTTCTGCACCGGACTTATCATCCATATCCGTAAGGGACAGCGTTTCGGAATAATACTCCGAACCCACAAGGTCTTTTACAATGGTGGACTTACCGATACCCTGCTCACCGTCAAGCACGGGAACACAATCAAATTTGATGCCCGGAACATAGATACGGGCAACGGCGGCTGCAAAGGTTTTTCTTGTAACCGTGCGTACATATTCCGTATCATCCGCCTGCAGATATTTGATAAAAAGGTCTTCCACACGCTTTACGCCATCCCACTCCGGCAGACTATCAAGATAATCACGGACAGGGTGGAAATGTCGGTCATCGGCAACCTTGGTAAAAGCAACATCGTGATTACGGCTGGAAAACGGTAGATAGCGGATATCGATGATGGACTTAAGCTGTGCCGTATCCGCATCACGCCAGAATGCATTTCCCGCAGGACGCTCCCAAGGGAGTGAACCCGTTATCTGAATACGGTTTGCCATCTCGTTGAAGGCAAAGTTTCTGAAATCAGTGTCGTTGTTCAAAATGAGATTGAGGTTATACACGCTGTTTTCCAAAAGACTGGACTTCGGCTGATAACGGAGGCGTTTCTTCCAGTCATCATCTGTGACAGTAAAATCCGCATCTGCCTCTGCCAGTCTTTCATTAGCAGCCAGCACCTTTACTTCATCTTGCTGCATAGCAAACTCGCACATAGCGTTAAAGGATTTTTTATCGTCGGCATCTCCGAACTTATGGATTCTTACCAGGTCAAAGGCATTACAAAGCATTCTCCCTGCAGGGTCGGTTGCATGGTGGCTATATGCGAATTTATCATCATAAATAACCACGCCCGCTGAACCCTCGCCGGGAATGAAATCATATCTGCCCTCAACCGCGGATGGCGCATATACTCCCTCCAAGAACTTCTCTATAACATCCTGTACCGTATAAACCCTGCAGAATAACCCAACAATGCCCTCTTTCTGAAGAGGGTCTTTCTGCTCACGAACCGTCTGCTTTGTTACCTTGCTTTCTGCAGGTGTTGTCGGAAGAAGTGAGCAATCCTGCCAATTAGGATGTGCTGTTAAAACTACATCGGGGTCAAGCCAATCACCTTCAAATGCCTCAAACAGATATTCTCCGTTGGAGGGACAGGTAGGCCAATACATGAGCTGATGTGACGAAAAGGAACAAGGGTCAACCATATCGATAAAGCCGTTATCCGAAGCATAGTATCTTGCCACGGCATTGAACTCGTCGGGTGTCATATCCCTTGTGACAGGGATAATAATTCTCGCCCTCGGATTAGCTGGCACATGGCTGTGGGTAGTGTAGTAGCAAGCCTTATTTTGCACAGTACCCGATATGCCTTTTATGAAATCCGCCTTGACGCTGTCCAAGTCATAAACGAGCATGGAACGGCAGGCAACCGCATCGGATTTTCTGCGATTATTACGAAGGTGGCCTGCTACAAATCCACCTTTATCCTTAATCTGGTCACGCTCATTTTTAGAAAGTTTTGGATACTCTTCAGCCGTTTCCGATGTACGGATAGGCGTTTTTAATCTCTCACACAAATCGTCAAATCTGATGGTTTTGTTTGACCAGAACTTCGCTGTTCTGGAGTTGCCGTATGCAATACTCAAATCACGCATTCTTGCTGACCTCCTCACATTTTTCGTTGAACCAACGGATGGTCTGTTTTCTCTTTTTAGCTACACCAATTTCGTGAGCCATACCCTTGGAAATCACATCTCCAAACACCCATAATTCATTGCACTTTCCAAGCAATACATAATTAAAGTGCATCGCATCCTCACGCTCTGCCGGATTCTCATCTTCCATAAACTGTGGATACAACAAATGTGGTGTGAGAGGAATTGCCTTCTGTTCATAAGCAAAACGGCTGTATTTTCTTGCCTTCTCCGTGTTGTGTTTCACATCCCCAGAAAATGGAGAACAGATATACACCAAAGGGCGGAAAGCGGACTGTCTGTCCGCCTTTGCCACATTGGTAAGAGCTTCATAACTGGTTGGGTCATAGTAACCCTCGGAATTAAATCTATCGATTCCCATTGCATTACACCTCCTGCTCAATCAGAGGCTTCATGCCATCCGATTTCATAAGCTCATAGATAAAAAGTCGACCCTTCTGTGTCCAATAGGTATGCACCTTTGTATGGGTTTCTCCATCAGAACCCGGATAACTGTGGGTCTTGGTGCTTGTGTAACCCTTCTGTGCATATTTCTGATACAACAGCCAAATATCTCCCTGCTTGAACTGCACTCCTTTTTCGTGGAGATAACGGTTCATCCAGATAGCAGACTTTCCATAATCCTTGGCGATGGCAGATGTAGAAATGAGGTCTTTGCAATTAAGCACCACATCGTAATAACTGACTTTCGGTTGCATCTCCAAAATCTGCTGATTCTGCACGGCAATGGTGCCTGTCAGTTCCATGTTTTGATGCTTCAAAAGAGCAAGTTGCTGATTGGCAAACTGCAATGCTCTCGCCATGACTGCTTCCGGTGAATTCCATGCTTCTTCCACCTGAATGAAATACTGACGGAACTTTCTGCCGATATCAGTACGCTGAATCATGCAGAGTTGCTTTGCCATGTCGATAGTAAGCTGGTGGTCTGTCTGTACGGTTTCATTGCCCTGGGCTGTGTTCCATTTTTGGAAGACAGCTTCAAAATCTGTTCCCTGAGTAAATCCGTACTCACACATACGCTTGAACCAAGTTGTGTAATTACTACCAACACAAAGTGCTGCGTGAAGGTCGCGTCCATTCACAGTAGGGCGCTCACTGTCATAGTTGATTCTGATTAATTCGTCCATGTCGAATCCTCCTTAAAAATTTAATAGGCAGAAGGACTTGTATCCCTCTGCCTATAAGCAAAGAATCCGATAGAATCGAACCCCCTAATTCTAATCTTTTTTATAAAAATCGCATTCGTACCCATCCGCACGAAGAAGTAAGCCTTTCGCCCAGGGCGGAGTCCTGCCCATCTGCTCACAAACGGCATCCAGGGAAACCCTGCGGTCGCATTCGATGATGATTTCATCGTGGACATGGGCAACGATGTCACAATGACTCAAGGTCTGAATGGCAAACATCAAAATATCCCTTGCAATAGCCTGCACCACATTCTCCGTAAATTTAGGACCATAGCTTTCCAAACGCTCCCACTTCTTTGTTGCACCTACACCTTCATAGGTGACAGCCTCTCCACCGAACTGATTCTCTCCCATGCGTGGTTTCACATAAGTAAGCTGTCTGCCGGATGGAAGGGTCAGGAACAAAAATCCACTCTGATAGTGAAATACAATGCCGTGAGTTTCTGTTCTGTTTTTTTCTTTTACGCAGGTCTTCACAGCACGGTCGATATCCCACCACAGTCTGGTTATCATCGGATTGGCATTTCTCCATGCAGATACAAGAGGCTGAAGTTCCTCCTCTGTAAGACCCATTTCAAGGGCACCCATAGCTTTCAAAGCACCCACCGAGCCGCCGTAACCAAGGGCGAGTTCTGCGATTTTACCCTTTTGACGGAGGTGTCCGTTCACACCGTGCTTTTCAACCGGAACACCAAACATCTGACTGGCACTGCTGCAATAAATGTCTTTGCCTTCCTCAAAGACACGAAGACGCCACTGCTCTCCCGCAAGCCACGCAAGAACCCTCGCCTCAATCGCAGAAAAGTCTGCTACGATAAATTTTCTGTCCTTCTGCGGCACAAAGGCAGTACGGATAAGCTGTGACAGGGTATCGGGGATATCTTCATATAAAAGTTCCAGGGCATCATAATTTCCGCTACGCACAAGACCACGGGCCTCTGCCAGATCTTCCATGTGATTTTGAGGCAGGTTCTGCAACTGAATCAGCCTTCCCGCAAATCTTCCGGTTCGGTTGGCTCCGTAGAACTGAAACATACCCCTTGCACGGTTATCCATGCAGACGGCATTTTCCATTGCCGTATACTTTTTCACACTGCTCTTGGCAAGCTGCTGACGTAAGGACAGCACATCAGTAATATCCTGTGGTGCCGTTTTGATTGCCGTCGCCACTTCTTTTTTGCCGAGGCTTTCCATCTCCATACCGTTATCCGACAGCCACATCTTCATCTGCTGCACGGAGTTGGGATTGTCGAGATTTGTCATATCCTGCATTTTGGAGGTCAAGTGGTCACGGCTGATACTGTCGATTTCAATAGCCTCTTTTACAAGCACCATATCCACGCCGATACCACGGTCATTGATTTCTTCGCTCACATGGTATTCATCCCAAATCTTATCCGGCACAGGAAAACGGGACAGCTTTGCCTGGATGCTCATTTCCGTTTCCACGTCACGGAGGTTGTACGCCTTAAATTGCTGCCACTTTTCCATATCATGCTGTGGCAGATTTCTTGTACGGCCACCGTTTGTCTTGGTCGGCGCACAGGGAACGCAGAAGTATTTGATTAAGGATTTACCCTCGGTCAGCTTCTGTTTTTCCAGTCCAAGCACAGCACCGACACCTTCAAGGGAAAGAGGCAAACCCAGGGTTGCCGACCAAATCATGGTGCAGTGCCAGCTTGCCGGATTTAAGTAACGGGCGCACTCCTGTGACAACGGATGATTGTCATGGAACGGGTCAAGGCTTACACCTATATCCGATAAATATCTGGACAGGCAGACCCTTTCAAATGTTGCGTTATACGCCGTTTTTATCACAGCATCATCGGTCAGTGCATCCATAACCTCTGCAGGGATTTTCTCTCCACAAGCAAGGTCGACCACCTGCACCGGACCACCGTCTACGGCATAGCCAAACAGTAATATTTCAAAATCCTCGCTCTCTGCATATTTGTACACACCGCACTTTTGCAGATTGACCGAGGAGAAAGTTTCGATATCTATACTCAATGTCTTCATAGCATTTTCCTTCCTATGACA